CAGGTATTCACAAAGTAGGTACTAAAAAAGATATTACACTCGACACCGATGCAACAATTACACAAATAGAAACCGTGATCAGTAATCATAATTTTTCAACATCACAAACAGCCGCAACAGATAAAAGATTTGACATTTCTCAATTTCCTGAACCTATGAAGAGCGCTTTTAAATCTATGTATGAACACCTTGCCGCTGAGATGATAAAGGCTACGCCTGCACCTCAAACATATACTCAAATGAAAGATCAAATAATTACTGATGCACAGGCTTAGGTCGGTACTTTTCGAGTACTTTTTGCAACTTTATACAACTTTTTCTTTTTTGATGATTTCTTATGACTTTTCATACAGAAGCTTTTTCAGATTATTGCAATGGAATGTCTATAAAGAAAATAGGTAAAAAACATAAGAAATCAGAAAAGACAGTCAAAAGCTGGTCGTCTAGAGAACGATGGAAAGATAAGCGAAAAGAAAAAGAGGTACAAATAGAGCAAGAAGCTTTTAAACAAAGAGCAGAAGCACAAAAAACTATCATAAAGCATTTATGCTCAGGAATTATTACTCAATCACAGTTATATGAAGATGTAATTTTAGAAGCTAAAAAAGCTTGGGACAAAACAAGCAAAACAAACCCAAACACAATTGCAAGAATAGCGCTATTGTCTGAAACATTAAAATTATGCTCTCTACTTGGGAAAGAAGCAACTGCCGCATTTAGGAAACTTTTCCCTGAAGTAGACAAAGAAGCAATCGAAAGACTTATTCAAGAGATGCTAGAATGCAAGAAACACTAAGGAAGAAAATAGAGCATTCCGATATTCTTGACTTTATTAATTCTAAAATAAGCAAAAAAAGCGGCAGCAATGAGGGTTTGTCAAAGACCATCTCCACTACCAAACAACTCGCCGAAGTAATCAAAAAAACTCTTGACATAAGTATCCCAGAACAAGCGATTTGCCCCGGCCACTCTTCACCGTTTCAATTTGTAGATGACAATTTCTTTGATAGACAAACTAATTCATTAGTAATTGGTCCTCGTAACGGTGGAAAGACCATGAACTTTGCCATATTAGAATTCATGGAATCATCACAAAAACCCGGATGTGAATCTGCACACTTAGGCTCAATTATGGCGCAAGCAAAACGAGCATATAAATATATCTTCAAATGGGCTTACCAACATAAACGAGAATTACATATCCCCAAGATAACGAGAGAAGAAACTATCTTTGGTAATGGTGCCAGTGTTGAGATTATCCCCGGAACAATGAACGGAGTAAACTCACCTCATCCCCAAAAGGTGACGATCGATGAATTCGAGCTACTCAGTTGGGACATATTCGAGGAAGCTCAATCTATGGCAAAGTCAACCCCAAAGATACCACTTTCACAAAGACTAGGCACAACTAGAAAATTCCCCAACGGCAATGCGCAAAAGATGATCAATGAAGCACCCAAAAAAGGTTACAAGGTATATAAGTATTGCATATTTGAGGTAATGACAGGTTGTGATTGCACTGGGTCAAAGTGCGATAATAAATATGATAAATATATCTCTTATGATAGAGAAGGCAAAGGCCATACCTGGTCAAGTGTTTGTAATGGCAAGGCAAGAAGAGCAAAAGGATATTATAATTTCACAGATGTATTAAAGAAATTTATAGATCTCACCTGGGAAATGTTTTCTACGCAATGGCTTTGTAATCGCCCTGAAACATCAGATAACACCTTTGGCGAATTTCATTATGAGATGCATGTTATTGACTCATACACCTTTAACAACGATCTGGAAAGTTTAAGGGGATGGGATTTTGGGCTAGATGATCCCAATGTATGCCTATTTGGCCAACTCTTGCCCTCGGGTGACCTTGTAATATTTGATGAAATGGTAGCATCAGGTGAATTAATAGAATTCTTTGGCATAAAGGTAAACAAGGTAACTTATAAATTTATAACGAGCAAAGAATACACCGGCACCGATGAAGAGTTGATTGATTGGACCGAAGAAAACACCGGAAACTTTGAAGATTGGGGTGATCCATCAGGTAAGGCAAAAACAGGAGTTACAGGCGCAAGCTATATTAGTCAACTTTCAGATATAAATATATACATAAACTATATTTACAAGTTTATAGATGAAGGTATTTTGGCTATAAAGAAACGGCTCCTAAAATCCTCTCATACAGGTAAACCCCGCTTATACATTTTAAAATCTTGCGTTAAATTAATAAATGCTCTAGAATTAGCGCAATGGGATCGGCAAAAGGGAGAAATTAAGAAATCAAGAGAAAAATATAAACATGATGAGCATTCCCATCCCCTTGACGCATTGCGTTATCTTATTACAGGTATTGATGATACTAATTCGGAGGTTGATTACTGATGGAAGAAACAACAAAAACAATTGACGTTGGTCAGGCATACAAAGATGAGGTTAATAACCATGTCGATTGTGGCATGGATAAGGCAGATGAGATAAAGCACGTAGTTAAACGCATTACACAGGACAAAAGCCAGCAAGTAAAAGATTTAAATGTCGCCTTTGGTGTAGATGACATTATTCAACCTCCAACAGATCCCCTTGAACTTGCTTATTTTGCGGTAAATAATACCTGGCATAGCAGAAGCATAAACATTAAAAGCGAGGTTTCGGTATCAGGTGGTTGGCGAATTGTATCTAAGAAGAATCTAGACGCAAGCCCAGAAGAAATAAAAGCAGCAGAAGAATTCTTAAATAATGCAGCAAGTAAAGGGAAAACTCATAATGATTTTTCTTCTTTCCTCCAGATCCTTTGCATGGATTTTGAGGCCGTTGGTAATTATTATTTTGAGGTAATTAGAGCAGAAGATTTCCGGCCTTTAGAGTTTTTCCATATGCCCGCTGTAACTGTTCGTAGGAGAAGAGTTACAGGATATTGGCAGTTAGCATTTACACAGGTGCATGGCGTTGGAAATAGTTTTGGTAATTTCGACGGCACCGGCAGAACATTTGTGCATAACTTTGTGGGTGATCGGAATAGTCATGGAAGTTTTTCCCTCTTTGGCGGTGGTACATTTGAAAAGAAATTCTTTAAAGAATATGGAGATCCACATTTTTGGACGCCACAAGGCGAGATTATTCGACCTCATCGGGAAGATCATAATAGTTCACACATTGTAAATGGATTTAAGGTAAATAAGGCGGGTGTAGTCGATGTTATTGATCCAAGATTTATTGATGAAGAGGAAAGAGATACAACTTTTGTTAGAGCAAATGAGATAATTCATGAAAAGAACTATCATCCATGCTCCACAACTTATGGGATACCCGAATGGGTGCCAGCCATGGGTGCAATACTTGGCGACGAATCCGCAGAGCAATGGAATTTAAAATACTTTAGAAATAATCGTATCCCTCGATGGTTATTTGCCTTCAAGGGCACGAACTTTAAAAAGGATCAAAAGGAAAAATTTAAACATTATTTCGATAACGTTGCCGATAGCCATTCTCCATCTATTGTTTATATTCCAGAAAAGGGTGATATTGAAGCTATCCCCTTAGAGAATAAAGTTGATGAAGGGAGTTTTCTTGAACTAAGAAGAGGCAGCAGAGACGAGATTCTCGCAGCTCATGGTGTACTTCCAAGAATGGTCGGAGTTATTACAACCGGTCAATTAGGTGGATCAGGTGAAGGTAGAAATCAGCGCAAAGATTTCCGTGATTTCACAATTCATCCATTACAAAAAAAGTTAATTTGCCCATTCAATTCTAAACTCCTACCAGATGCCGGTTTTGTTAATGTAGAACTTGAGCTTTTGCCTTTCGATATATCAGATCCAGAAGAGTTTGCCGAGACTTCTAAATCAACAACTACTTTAGTAAAAACCGGTGTTATGTCAGTAAATGAAGCAAGGGAAAAATTAGGCTTGCCTAAAATAGAAGATGATTGGGCAGATAAACACTTCCTTATCTCTAATACTCTCGATTTCATAGTAGATATTTCAACACAAGGCCTTGATAGAATTGCAGAACAGACACAGGAAGAGATGCAAAACCAAGAGTCTATGAATAATGTTGCAAATGAATTGAGAAACATTACAAGATGATCACCAAAGTTGCCGCCGATACATTAGAATTAGAACCTGAAGACAATAAAAATATCCAGCCATTTTTTGATTATCTGGACAAAATAGATTTCTCTAGAGATCTCATCAAAGAGGAATTGAGGGATAAGATCTTTAGAAAACTACAGAGAAATGATAAAGAAATCGCCTCTATTTTATTACGCGAAGTCAAGAAACAAGACGGTAAAGCAGTAAAAGAACTAAATAAACTTATCATTACTCCTGTAAGAAGAATTGCCCAAAAATATTTTAATGCAGCAATAGCGGCAGCAGACGAATTATCAGAAATAGTTTTTACCACAATAATGCGCCAAAGAGCAAAAAAAGCCTTTGATTGGGTTGAGGGAGATTTCCCACTAAAAGAAGAGTCCGGTCAAAGGACAATAAAAAACCAAAATGGCGACAAATTAGTTGCCGCTCTTAACACTGCTACAAACAACTACGTTATACAAACCAAAGATCTACTCTCTTCCATGCTACTTTCAGGCACTACCCAGGCAACCGCCAGGAATCGCATAAGAAACGATATAGCACAAGGCCAGCAAGAAACCGGCACATTCTTTAACAGTATCGCCAGAAATGCACAAAGCTATATTTTCAAAGTAGCCGATCAGGCATTTAGTGAAGCAATGGCATTTAATAATATCCGCAATAAAATGAGATGGGTTACTTTCTTTACCAAGAGTTGTCCTGATTGTGTCGCTAGACATAACCGTATACAGTCTTTCGAGTTATGGGAGGGTGAAGGGGTGCCAAGATCGGGCGTAACTGTTTGCCGTGGCCATTGCCATTGTATTTTAGTACCGGACGAATATCCGGTTAATGTGGCTGATCCAGTGCCAAGGGAAAGAGCAAGAATTGAGCAACCTAGAGCAAGAATACCGGCACCTGCAAGGCCACCAAAGACAGATGCAACAAGGACTATATCAGATATATTAAAAGACAATATAAATAAACCTATTAAGGAAAGATTGGAAGAGGTTAAAGGAAATATAACAACAACAGAAGCCACAAGAAAAGCTTTAGAAAAATTTGGCACAACTCCCGAAGAATTAGCAGCCGGTTATTATATTGGCAGTGGTGCAAAATATGAGATATTTGCATTTACAGCACGAGGTTTTACTATTGAAGCAACATTGCAAGCAAAAGGCGAGATTGTAATTTCATTAGATAGAACTTTAAATCTTAATAAAGGCACTGAAAATGCAAAGCATGAGGTGGTAAATTTAGAAAAACCACTTCAAGCAAAAAACATGGGCAAGAACATACTTAAAAATATAGTGCCTTTATATGAGAAGTTAAAAATAAAGGAAATCGAACTTCAGGCAAATATTAAAGAAGGTTCTTATGTTTGGGCAAAGGCGGGCTTTGAGGCAACAAATAAAACAGCAATTACTAAATTTAAAAAAGATATAAAAGCGTTTATTGGTAAAGAAAATAAACAAATGTTTTCCACTATTGATAAATTAAAAACTATGCAAGAAATTGCTAATCTTGAATTGCCGTTAAAAGATTTTAATAAAGTTCTTGCAAATATACCGGAGAAAAAATTCACAACAAATCCATTTGGTAAAATGAAAAAAGATACTGAAAAGAAACTAAAAGAAGTTTTTTCGTTGACTAGTGATGGCAATGTTAAAATGGGGAAAGTGTTTTTAATAGGTCGTGAGTGGGAGGGTATTATTAAAACTGATAGCAAAAACTATAGCAATTTTAAAAAATATATCGGTGCTGAAGCGGTTAAGGAAAAATAATTAATAGATAACACATTGTCTATGCAATTAATTATCCTAACATGGAAGTTTACACCCCTTCAATTTACCCAAAAGTAAATGTTAAACATATTAATTAGATAGACAAGTACTTCACTATTAAAAGTTTGTTAAGGATAAGATCTTCACTATTAAATTTTTCTTATAGTGGAGTACTTTACTATCTAAAGTTTGTGATAGACAACCACTTTACTATTTAAAGTTTGTGATAGATAATCGCATGTCAAGTAAATTTATCTATAATAAAAATAATTTCTTGTGTCTTAAATTTTATTAACCTATAATGTTAGCTTCAAAGTTTTGGTTGAGAGAGTATTATGGCAAAATTGAAACCCGATGGTAGTTTTGAAGGTGAACAAAATATAAATACAGATGCAGAAAATCTCTTTGACCGAATATATGAAGAGTTGAATATAGAAAAACCTTTCTTTTCTTTCCCACCTGAAGAAGAAGAAAAGAAAAAATCATTGTGGCCATGGGGGAAAAAATGAGTACAATTTTAGATATTGCCAAAGGTACTTGGGAAGAAACCGAAACAGAAATAATTTATCGCTTTAGTGATCCGGGCGCATTCCAACAAGGATCACTCCATCCAAAGAATCTACAACGATCACCAAAAATTGATATGGTTATCGGCCAATTACTCGGCAATCCCAATAAGACTATTGCACAAAGACTTATGTTCCCAAAAACAGAATGGACAAACGAAAGTGCAAGAGTTTGGTTCGCGGAGAATAAAGATAAGGTACCCGAGATTTTAGCCAAGGCAATATTAGAAAAAGCACCCTTAACCACATCCGAAAGAAATAATTTACCCGATGTTAGTTTTGCATTTGTAGAATCCGGTGGCCAAAAGGACAACGATAATAAAACAGTACCAAGGACTATGCGACATTTTCCTATAAGGGATGCCGAAGGCAATCTTGATCCACCTAGGATTAGAAATGCTCTTGCTAGACTTTCACAAAGTAAGTTTGAAACACAGGCAAGGCCAGCAGTTGAAGAGGCTGCAAGGCAAGCCGGTATTGGTGAACCTGCCGAAAAGACAGAAACTTTTCTTTTTGACGAGCTGGAAAAGCATATCTATTGGTTTGAAAAGTCAGGCTTAAATCTGCAATCTTTATCATTTGCCGGTACTGAATTTAACAAATCTGCCATTGAAAGATT